TTTAGAAATATATAACACTGATGGAGATGGTGGTGTAATGATTGATGGGTCAGCTTCGGCAGGTGCTGATTTTTATGTGGCTAATTCAGGCAACGTAGGTATAGGAACTACTAGTCCAAGTCATAAACTAGATGTCTCTGGGAATATACAAGGTAATAATTTTTACGCAAATGACTCTTCAGTTCCTTCATTGTATATGGAGCGTGGTGACGGCTTACCACAACCTATTATTCGGTTAGTAAAATCAAATGATAATTTACTTATAGGTAATAACACTATAGATGAAGTGATATTCTATGATGATACTGGTGAGGCTATGAGATTAGACGGTAGTGGGAATTTAGGTATTGGGACGACTAGTCCTAGTGAGAAGTTGTCAGTAAATGGCACTTTTAGTAGTAATGCACTATGGACTAACTCCAGTGCAGTTTCGTATTGGGGTAACTACTCAACTGCTTATGGTGGTTTGTCCTGGGATACCGGTTACGCAACTGTATTTGCTACCGCCGGGAATAGTCTTCGGCTTGGCTCAAACGGAGCTTCCCCGGATATGGTCATTAATACTAGTGGCAACGTAGGTATTGGAACTATGAGTCCTGGAGCTGAACTAGATGTTGTTGGAGAAATAAGGTTATCTGAAGGGTCAGATTACACTGGCATTTCAACAAATGGAGGAGATACTATTTTTTCTAATGCTTCATCTGGTGCAAATAATATAAGGATATTTAATGGTGGTAGCGAAAGAATGCGTATCACCTCAGACGGCAACGTCGGTATTGGAACTACAAGTCCAAGCTACAAGCTTCAAGTTCGAAGTGCTGACGCGAGTGATGATGTTGCTTATATACATCACGATAACCCTTCTCAATCATCTGGCACTGTAATGAAAATAAGGTCAGATGCAGGTGATAATGCAGGCTCTGCTTTACTTAATATTGAAAATAATACAGGAAATGCACTTTACGTTAGAGGAGATAGAAACGTAGGTATTGGAACAACTAGTCCTAATGGTTTATTACACGTTTCGTCTGGCACAAGCGGAGATGCAGTAGTTATAATAGAGTCTGATACGGATAATAATGACGAAAACGATAATCCACAATTACAGTTTAAACAAGATGGCGGTAATACCATTGCAAAAGCAGGTTTAACAGGAGACTCAGGCACAGTATTTACAAATTCTTTAGCTAACGCGGCTTATTTTGGTAATGATGAAGTAGCATCTGTTCAATTATATACAGATGCAACAGCTAGGCTAACTATTGAAGCCGGCGGTGACGTAGGTATAGGTACTACTAATCCTGGGTCTAAGTTGCAAGTAAATGTTGGAACCGACCAAAATGTTGCTATTAATTCACATAATAGTGTAGCTAGAATATCTTCATATAATGATGCAGTAAGTGCATCTACGCCTTTAAAAATTAATGGTTCAGATTTAAGATTTGACATTAATTCTTCTGAAAAAATGCGGATTGATTCTAGTGGTAGATTTCTAATAAATGCAACTTCTACCACTTTTTCTGATAAACTATATATAAACGGAGACGCTTACACTACAAACGGGTGGAGAGTAGGTACAGCCGGTACTTATGTAGGTAAATTGATTAATGATGGTGGAAAGCTTTCATTAATGAGTGACGGTAATAGAGATATACAGTTGGGGAGTAGTAATAGCCCTTCTATTTTATTTATAGATACTTCAGCAGATAATGTAGGGATTGGTACGACTAGTCCTAGTGAGAAGCTGCACGTAAATGGAGCTGCGTTGATAGGTGATTTAAGATTAGTTTCAGCAGGAGGCGTAGACTATATTCAAAGTGATGCAAGTATTATGTTTTCTCCTGTAGGAACATCTGTAGGAACACGAATGACTATATTGTCAACAGGCAACGTTGGTATTGGAACAACTAATCCGCAAGGCACACTTCATATATCAGATGCAAATCCTGAGTTTATACTCGAAGACACAACAAATCCAAATAAGTGTAGAATAAAAAACGTTGATGGAAATTTACGGTATGAAGCAGATTATAATAGTGAATTTGGTAATTCAAGACACGTATTCTATGTAGATGGGTCTGAAAAATTAAGAATAAACGCTAACGGCAACGTAGGTATTGGGACTACTAGTCCTGGTGTAAAACTACACGTTAAAAGCGACGAAGAAAATGTCTTAAGAGTCGAAAGAACAGCTGGCTCAGGTTTTACAGTGCTAGACATAAAAGATGGAATAGGAACTACTGGTAACTCAGTAATAAGATTTTCAGATACTGGAGGTAGTCCGGGTCAAATTAATTACGAGCACGCTGATAATAGTTTACGTATAAACACTAATTCGTCTGAAAGGATGCGTATTGATTCTAACGGCAATGTAGGGATTGGTACTACTAGTCTTAGTGAAAAGTTATCAATTGCTACAAGTACTAATGCATCAGCTGAAATAGGTTACGCACACGTTGGGTACATAGGTCACAATACTTATGCAGGGTTTAGCCATGTAAATATGAACACCACGCTAAATTACGCATTTTTACAAGGTTCAGATGGAGAGACTTTTATAAATGCACCAACATCAAAAAATGTAAATTTTAGGATTAATAACCAAACTCACATGAAACTCAATAGCAATGGATACGTTGGTATTGGGACGACTAGCCCTAGTCAGAAACTCGATGTTGTTGGTAGTGCAAAAGTTAGCGGTCAGACGCACACTGGTAGTTTAAGGGTAGATGCTACCGCAGCTCCACCAACTCCAGTAATTAACCAAACACCATCGGATGCAATAGTAAGACCCGGAGGAGATACTTTTATATATTTATCAGAACCTGACGAGTGGTTAGAAATAAATATAAATGGCACAAACTATGTAATACCAGCATATGAAGCATAATGATAAAACTAACACCTGAACTAAGAAAAAAAATTGAAGCTAAAGGGAAGAAAATAATTCCCATATCTTTGCAAGAACTTAGTAAAGCTAAAAAAATAAAAAAGAAAAATTATGACAAATTATGATTGGAACTGTAAAACAGTAGACGCTTATCCACAAGATGGAGATTACACAGATGTAGTGTACAATGTACATTGGATTGTAACAGGAACTTCAGACTCTGAAGGTGTTACTTATTCAGCTACTAGTATTGGTACGCAAGTATTGGATACTAGTGAGATAACGGATTTTATTCCTTTTGATGAACTAACTAACGAACAAGCAGTAAGTTGGACTAAGTCAGCAATGGGTGAGGAGCAGGTAGATAGTGTCGAGGCTGGTATTCAGTCTGAAATAGACAATCTAATTAATCCAACAAGTGTTACTTTGACCATAGGAGAGTCTGAGTAATTTTATTATATTTGTACTAAAATTATAATCAAATGGAAAAATTAACGCAAGAAGAATTATCTAATTTACAAAAAGTAGTTCAAGAATTTAATCAAGCAAAAATGCAACTAGGAGAAACTGTGATTGCACAGGAAAATCTTTTAGAAAGTGTAAAACAAATTAAACTAGCTTACTCTGACATAGAGAAAAGTTTAATGGAAACTTACGGAACAGATGCTTTGATTAACATCGAAACAGGAGAAATTTCTAAAGAAGAAAAAAAAGAAGAATAGACTATGGCACAGATAAGTACTTACGCATCAATACAGACTCCAACATTAGACGATAAGTTAATTGGAACTGATATTGAAAATGAAAATTTAACTAAAAATTTCACCATATCAAGTATTTTATCTTTAAAAGCTATTAGTGCTACTTCGGTATTATCTTCAATAGATAATACAAATCAAGAGCCAAGCGGCTTAGATTCCCCATTACAGGTAACATTTGGAGCTGCTCAAGGAGCAGCTTCTGACCCTGTTATGTTAGACGCACTTGGTAACATTACATTTAACCAAGCAGGACTCTACTTATTTAATGGGTATGGAAATTTTGAAAGACAAGGCTCTTCAGGTGGAGTTACTGTAACTTTATTTAGAGCATTGCTTAATGGTGTCCAAGCAGGACCTACTAAAGGTGTTGAGCTTTCAGGTACAGGCATTATGTTTCCTTATGAATTAACTTTACCTATTCAAGTTAGTGCAGGAGACGTACTTACTTGGGAGATTATGAGAGATAGTTCAGGAGTAGATGCAGGAGGATTATATATTCATACAAATAGCGGACCTTGGTCTAACGTACCATCTTCTGATATTAGAATATATAAGCTAGGTTAATGAGTATTATCAGGAAAATATCTATTGGTCCTGATTATAAATCAGGAGCTATGCATTACATAACAGGTCAATCTGTTTTAAATGGCACTCATACTATTCATTTAATTAAATTTAATAAACAAAAAAAATCAATAGAGATATGGATACAATCCGGGCAAGAGATATTTGTTTGGAAAGAGTTTAATGAGACCATACCTGTATCTATTGAATACAACATAAACTTTTAATGAAATCACCGTTTTACTTTATAGTAAAGCCATTAAAAGGAAGACGATACGACAACACAAAAGAGATAGCAGGGCTAGAACTTGTCGTTAGCACATCAGAAGAAGACCATATGTTTTCAAATAGATATGCTGAAGTTGTTGAGCTTCCAATAGGCTACACAGGAGGAGTTAAGGTAGGAGACACCTTACTCGTACATCACAACGTATTTAAATTTTATAATGATATGAAGGGTAGGCAAAAAAGTGGTAGGAGCTTTTTTAAGGATGACCTATTCTTTGTAGACAGCGAACAGTTCTTTATGTATAAGAACGAAAATGGTTGGAACGCATACGATAGATATTGTTTTGTAGAACCTATTAAAAAAGAAGATTCTGTTATATATAAAAACAGTATTGAAGAGCCACTTATAGGTATAATGAGATATCCTAACGAGTATCTTACATCTATGGGATTAAAGCCTGGGGATAGGGTTAGTTTTACTCCTGAGAGTGAGTATGAGTTTACGGTTGATGATGAGAAACTTTACAGGGTGTATGACCATCAAATAACAATGAGCTTATGAACGTAAAGGAAACAAAAAAGAAAATTATTCAGGCAGGTCACAGGGCTGTTGAGCAACTAATAAAGGTTGCTAAAGAAGATATAATAAAGCACGACCCGGAAGATGACTTAGCTGCTGATAAACTAAAGAACGCAGCAGCTACAAAGAAACTAGCAATATTTGATGCATTTGAGATATTAAATAGAATAGAGCTAGAAAGAGAGGCTTTAGAGTCTGCCGAAAAAGGAAAAAATAAGATAGATACAAAACAAGGATTTGCAGAACGAAGGTCAAAATAACTTATACGTCACATTAGAAGATTACGTTCCAAGTAATGTCTTAAAAAATAAGAACAAGGCAAAAACGTGGAAGTATGGGTATGACGAAAAGTATGATATGGTTATCATATCTAAGACCGGTGAAATAGGTGAGATAGTTTCTATACAGGGATTGCCTATAGCATTACCACTAGCACCAAAAAAAGTATACAAAAGAAGTGGTAAGAAAGAGGAGCAGTATTGGGAGAGAGAAGAGATACCAAAAGACTTACAAAGGATTCAATCTATATTCCAATGGAACGATAAGCCGTCTGAGTTCAAAGACAGGTGGGTAGATTATATTGAATCTGAGTTTGATTCAAGAGAGTACGGGCATTGGTTTATGAACAATGGCGTACCTACATATATAACAGGTGCACATTATATGTATCTGCAATGGACATCTATTGATGTCGGGTATCCTGATTATCGTGAAGCAAATCGTATACTATATATATTTTGGGAGGCTTGTAAGGCTGACAAAAGAAGTTTTGGTATGACATACCTTAAGATAAGACGTTCAGGGTTTTCGTTTATGTCATCATCTGAGTGTGTTAATACAGGAACGCTTGCAAAAGATGCTAGAGTCGGTATACTATCTAAAACAGGTTCGGATGCCAAGAAGATGTTTACTGATAAGGTTGTACCTATAAATAGTAGACTGCCATTCTTTTTCAAACCTATTATGGATGGTATGGATAAACCGAAAACGGAGCTTGCGTTTCGTATACCTGCTGCCAAGATTACAAAGAAAAATATGTACGACACAAATGACGATGAGTTATTTGGTTTGGATACAACAATAGATTGGAAGAACACGGATGATAACAGCTATGATGGTGAGAAGTTATTGTTACTAGTACACGATGAAAGTGGTAAGTGGATAAAGCCAAATAATATTCTAAATAATTGGCGAGTAACTAAAACGTGTTTACGACTGGGTAGTAAGATTATAGGTAAGTGTATGATGGGTTCTACATCTAACGCACTTAACAAGGGTGGTGATAATTTTAAAAAGCTATACAATGATTCTAATGTACTAAACCGAAACTCAAATGGTCAAACTAAAAGCGGTATGTATTCACTTTTCGTTCCAATGGAATGGAATATGGAAGGATTTATAGATAGGTTTGGGATGCCTGTTTTTAGAGCACCTGAAAAGCCTGTATTAGGAGTAGATAACGAAATGATAAGTCAGGGTGCTGTAGACTATTGGGAAAATGAAGTATCGTCACTAAAGAACGATGCAGATGCACTCAATGAATTTTATCGTCAGTTCCCACGAACAGAGTCACACGCATTTAGGGATGAAAGCAAGCAGTCTATATTTAATCTAACTAAGATATATCAGCAGATAGATTATAACGATGCATTAATAAAAGAGCATCATATAACAAGAGGCAGCTTCCATTGGAAGAATGGTGTTAAGGATAGTGAGGTTGTGTTTAGCCCGGATAAGCGTGGTAGGTTCAATGTAAGTTGGACACCTAATAAGAACTTGCAAAATAGGGTGATTGACAGGAATGGAACTAAGTATCCCGGTAATGACCACATAGGTGCATTTGGTTGTGACTCGTATGATATATCAGGTACTGTAGGTGGAGGAGGCTCTAATGGTGCATTACACGGAGTAACAATGTTCAATATGGATGAAGCACCAAGTAATGAGTTTTTCTTAGAATATGTAGCTAGACCACAAACAGCAGAGATATTCTTTGAAGAGGTGTTGATGGCTTGCGTTTTTTATGGTATGCCAATACTTATAGAGAACAACAAACCACGACTATTATATCATTTTAAAAATAGAGGATATAGGGGATTCTGTATGAATAGACCTGATAAGTCATACAATAAGTTATCAAAAACAGAACGTGAACTTGGAGGAATACCTAATAGTAGCGAGGATGTTAAGCAAGCACACGCAGCAGCTATTGAGTCATATATAGAGAAGTATGTAGGGTTTGATGTAGAAGGTACATATAGAGATTCAGAAGATATAGGCTCTATGCCATTTACTAGAACGCTTGAGGATTGGGCTAAGTTTGATATAACAAATAGAACTAAGTTTGATGCTTCGATAAGTTCAGGGCTAGCTATAATGGCTACACAGAAGCATCTATATGTAGCAGAGAAAAAACAATCAAAAATAAAGATTAACTTTGCAAAGTATAGCAATAAAGGAAATATTAGCGAAATTATTAGATGAACGATGTTAAAATAAACATATCATCTACAGGATTCCCTAGTCAATTTGTATCAGATGCTGAGAAAGCTACTGATGAATTTGGTTTACAGATTGGACAAGCAATTCAATATGAATGGTTCAAGAAGGACGGGAGACAATGTAGATTTTACAGCCAATGGGGAGAATTTCACAGATTAAGACTATATGCAAGAGGAGAGCAATCTGTAGGAAAATATAAAAATGAGTTAGCCGTAGATGGTGATTTATCATATTTAAACCTAGATTGGACACCTGTTCCTATACTACCTAAGTTTGTTGACATTGTTGTCAACGGAATGTCTGATAGGTTATTCAAAGTAAAGGCATATTCTCAAGATGCTTTATCTCAATCTAAAAGAAGCAAGTTTCAAGAAATGATTGAAGGGCAAATGATTGCAAAACCATTCCTTCAAAAAATACAAGAAAATACAGGAGTAAATCCGTTTACTGTAGATTCAGAAGAACTACCTGAAACAGATGAAGAATTAGCATTGTATATGCAGCTTAAGTATAAGCCTGCAATTGAGATAGCAGAAGAGACTGCTATTGATACAATGTTTGACGAAAACCATTACGATGACATTCGTAAGAGAATTGATTATGACTTAACTGTATTAGGTATGGGTGTAGCTAAGACAGAGTTTTTACCGGGTTCAGGCGTAAAGGTTGAATATGTTGACCCTGCAAATATTGTTTATAGTTACACCGAAGACCCTAATTTTAAAGATTGTTTTTATTGGGGTGAGATTAAAACAGTTCCAATAATTGAGCTAAAGAAAATAGACCCTACATTGACTAATTCAGATTTAGAAGAAATATCTAAATATGGTCAGTCTTGGTATGATTACTATAATGTAGCTCAGTATTACGATAACGATATATTTTACAGAGATACTACCACTTTAATGTATTTTAATTATAAGACAACTAAAAAGGTTGTATATAAGAAAAAGATTAAAGATAGTGGAGCTATATCGATGGTAGAAAAAGATGACCAATTTAATCCGCCTGAAGAGATGATGGAGGAAGGGTCATTTGAAAAAGTAGAAAAGACCATTGATGTTTGGTATAATGGAGTTATGGTTATGGGTACTAACATAATACTTAAATGGGAGATGGCTGAGAATATGGTTAGACCAAAGTCTGCTACACAGCACGCACTTCCTAATTATGTTGCTGTAGCACCAAGAATGTATAAAGGCGTTATAGAGTCTTTAGTTAGGCGTATGATACCTTTTGCTGACTTGATTCAGATTACTCATTTAAAACTACAGCAGGTTATTGCCAAGGTTGTGCCTGACGGTGTATTTATTGATGCTGATGGTTTAAATGAAGTAGACCTAGGTACAG